CGCTTGAACACCACGGTAGCGGGGTAGTTGAGCTGGTGCGTGGAAAACGCTTGGCTGGCGCTGCCCCATAGCGCGGCACCCCACAAGAACGCCCCCCACACAGAGGCCGCGATGCCGCCCGAGATAAGCGCCTTGGCCAGTATGTTATTCTGCTCGTCCAGGAATGAAAAGAAATATTGGTCCGTCTGATTCAACGCCACGTCTACAGTCTGCTCCGCCACGGCGTGCATGGCCATGTCCGTTGATCCGGGAAGCAGAGGCGACATTACGCCCCAGCCGAGTTGCGAGCCGTTCTCAATAAACCCGCTCGTCAAATTGGGCCGTGCGTCGGAGGACCACAGCGTGCCCGGTATGCCCACGGGGGCCATGTAGAACGTGTTGCCCACCGGCTGGATAAGTGAGGCAGGGAAAGTATGCGGCCCGCTCCATCGCTTACCGGAAAGGTGGTAAAAGTACTCATTGTGTGTCGCAACCACAGATGAGCTATCGGCTATACTAACGCGGATAACGTCTTCCGCATACTGCATAACTACCCTGGTAGGTACTAGGGCATAGTTAAAGACCCTGGAAACACCAGTACCGTACACGCCTATAGGGTCACTAACCTGAGATACGGCGTTTATGAACCGTACCCCCTCTGGAGACACAAAGGCTAGCCCCTGCGGTGTCCCGCAAACTGAATTCTGATTGTACGTGCCCGTAGCTACATTTAGGTTATTAGACGACAGCGTACTTAGGGCAGCATCACCGGTTATCTGGTACATGGTAATAGTACCAATGAACACTATAAGTGCCTGTACCACACCCCCGGTTGTGGTGTTGGTTAACGGTAGTCCAGCTAGTGCGGTCACGGGCTGGTTGCTACCGAAGGTAAGAACCTGCGTACCGGCAGTACAATTAGTAGGGCTAGTGGTATCGGAGAACACAACCGCGTTCTGCACCGCGTACCAGCACCTACCGCCGAACTGGGCAACAGCCACAGGCAACGCCGGAAGCGCCACGGCACCCGTAAGCGTGCCCGCAGACCAAACGGGCGCCAGCGGGTTGTTAAGGTCCAGCACGCCGAAGTCGTAGCCCGCCGCGTGATCGAAGCCGGGATGTGTGATGATGACCTTGCCGCCTATGCTGACGAGCGTAGGCGGGGTCCAGACGCCGCTGGACGGCGGGGAAGCCGGGACATTTACCGATGTAACCCCGGATACGGTAGCGAACAGGCCCGTCACGGTGTCGTAAACGAAGGGCTCGTCGTAGCCCAGAGTGCGGCTCGTAGCCAGCATACCCACAAGCAAATTGCCCACAGCGAGCATACCCGACACGAAGCCGGGAGAGTCGAAGCCCGTGAAATTAGCTGCTAACTGTGCGGCGGGGCGGCATTGCCAAACGTTCTTAGTCCCTGTGTCAGGGACCAAGTTCTGCAAAGACAGCATAGCGCCTTGAAAGACAGAATCGTCATAGCTGTCTGATAGGCCCATGGGCTGCCAATTAAAAGGTTTGGCCTTGCGTAGTACCATCTTAGAAGCCGACTTCCTTAGTATTCTTAAGCTGATCCCAAGGAGTAGAGAACTTATTCCTATCCAGCTTTACCCTAAGTACAGTACCCTCCATGTCTCTCTGGACAGTAAGCCATTTGCTTAGGAGGACCCTAGCCTTTTCGTGGAACCTGTCCACGCGGTCGTCATCTGATAAGTCCATCATCCGCGCGGACAGCTCCCAAATAAGGTACTGCTGCAACGGGAACTTAGGCACCGTGGACGATGACTCCGGGGAAGTCATATCCGCAGAGGCTTTCTCATACCGGATATACACGGTGTATGAAGCATTAGGCGGAGGCCAAAACATAATCTGAGAAGGCGACTGGCTATCGTCCACCGCGTAGAAAATCATCTGTGCGTTGAACCCGGTCGTAGTAATGAGCTGGTCGAAGTCACTAAGCTGCTTCTGTATAAGGGTGTATGGCACCCCGGATATAAGGTAGAAGCATTCGTCTTCGAGAACGCGTAAGTGATCGGGGGCTAGGTTGAAGTAGGGGACGCCTGAAGTAGGCGTTATGCCGGAAGGAGCGCCTGTGTTTATGGACCACAGGCCCCGTCCTATCTCGATATCATTAAGCCTTGGTAACTCGTCCAATATGACATTAAGAAACTGCCCGGCTTGCGTTAGCATGCCGGGCGTCTTGGCAGTAGAACAGGCTAGATTAATGATCAGTGCTGCTGTTAAGGCCATAACTGTTTAGCCTCTTCTCCATCTGTGCCAAGTCGGCAACCATGGCGTCATGTCGCCTCTGCGACTGACGATAGTTGTTGTCCAGCGCTATAAACTGCTGGTTAATGGGCTTCGCCAGCTTTCCATTACCAGAGCGTTTAGCCTCGTCCTCGTTCTTCTTACGGGCATGCAAGAACTCCTCCTTGAGGTTGTCCAGCATAGCACCAGATAACCTAAGTTCCACCTTCAGCTTATCACGGTCCAACTTAAGCTGCGTCATCTCAATAGCGCGTAGAGCCTTGCGGGTATACTCCCCCATCTCCTGCTCACCCATGTTGAGCGGGAGATGGAACTGAGCAACGGCAGTGCTACCGGCTTTGTCCAGAACGATGTTGTATGCGTAGGTAACTCCTGGTTCAACGACCTCTTTAGTAGCAGAGCCAGGGGCCTTCACTTCTTTTGCTTGCGGCTTTGTAGTCATTAGATTTGCTTTGCTCCGATGTTTTTAGTTGTCGTAATGTTCGTCTTCGGTACGACGCGACCGGCGGACATGGGGCTAAGTGCCGTGGCGTCCTGTGCGGTCGGTGCGTTCGTTATACCACGTGTTGCTGAAAGACCGGTTAACCGAGGCTTGCGGTATGCATCTTTGTTCGCGCCCCCCGTCTCTTCTTCGTGGCGCCACGCGCGGTCCATAATGTGCATGAGCGTGTCCGCAACGGAGAATGGACGAGTGTAAGTGAACCCGTGATAGAAGTATTGGTTATCGATACGGATACGTTCCGAGTGTCCAGGAAGGTCAACTAGGATAGTAACCTGTTCTTCCTCCAGTCCCTTCTGGACGCGAATAGCAGACCGGGCTTTCTCCTTAAAGGAAGCCTTAGCCTTCTTTACTTCTTCCTCGTGTATCTCGTCCTCGATATCACGAAGAATTTCCTCGCGTTCTTCCTCGGTAAGGAGGCCGTCATAAGAGCTATCCTCCATTACTGGAGCAATAGCTACCTCTTTCTTAGAAAGTCTGGAATAGGAATTCTGTCTGCGGGCTACCACGTATCACCTCAAGAAGGAATAGGGGGCGCTCATGGCCCCCCATCTGGGGTTAATTGAAGGTTGGACCATAGGCCGATACGGACTCAATACGACCAAAGAAGTTCTGATTCTCAATCAGCGTACCATAGAAGGTCTTCCAACCTACCTGCCTTTGCTGATTAAGGGGGTCACTCTTATCTGGATCCTTGAGGTACGTAAACGCCACGTCATCGAGAACAACCTGCCCATAGGCACCCCGCCCAAACACGAACGTAGGATAGACCGTGAGGCCCGTGGTATTACCTGGATAGGCAGGAGGAACTTGCGCTATACCAATACCGGTAATAGTAACCGTTGTATTAGCCGGAAGCTGCACAGCCTGCCCAGTCAGCGGGCCGTAAGACGGACCGGAAGTAGTCAGCCCAAGATTAGTAAGCGTGGAACCACCCGCCGCACTCACGTAGACGTTGAACGTATAACCGGGAACATTGGGGGTCGTGATCGTGAACGAACCACTAGCCGAAATGGACACACCGCTAGTGACAGCCGCCACGTAGGACTCATATTGGTTCTGCGTATCAGAACCCGTAACTTGTACTTTGTACGTACCATTGGCGAACGTACCACCACTACCTACCGGTGTAGGCGACACGGTTGCATAACCCGTCCAACCGGGCACCATGTTGGACATGCAGAAGCGGATACCGCGCCACTCACCGAACTCGAAATTATAGAGCCGGTTGATATCGCTATACGACATAGCGTTTAGGATAGTCGTATCCGCGTAAAGGTCCGCCATTACAAACGGATGCATCACACACACGTAATGCGGCATGCCGCGCGGGCTATCCGAGGCCTTAGCCCCCCCGCCATCCGAATCAAGGATAATGTCCGTCATCTCGTCGCCGTTATAGCGCGGGGCGCCCAAAGACACGAGCTGGGCAAAGATGCGGTTGAACACCTGCCCAGTGATAACGGAGGTGAGAGTAAGGCTTGCCCGAGCGCCTACGGCACCCACGTAATCAACCTGCGTTCCGCCCATGAGGCTGTTGAAGCAATTGCGCTCCAGCGTCTCCGATACCTGAAGGGCAGTAAGCTCAATGGCCTTCTGAAACAGCGGATGCTTGATTGTCAGCTCCGCAACATCGGTGATGATGATGCGATCACCCCACTGATACGCGGTCGCCGTAACCTGTGCCAGCGTCATCAGCTCGCCAGCAGGCGGGGAGCCTTCCGTAAGCGACTGGAAGGGCAGGGGGCCGCGGTTGAAGCGGGTAGCCGTGTAGGACGCTCCACGCCCCTTAGGCAGCGTCAGAGGATCGCCAAGCCGGTATACCACGAGCTGGCGGCGGACGAGCGGAAGGGTTTCAGTCGCGATATAGGATTCGATATCGGAACTGAAACTGGAGGCAGAATTCGTGTTAGCCATGTACTCACTCCTACCCGTCTACTACGCTAGAGAGGTATATTCTCCAATCGTTTGCGAAGCGCTTCTTTGTCTGACGAGGGGCTACGCTTACCCGGCGTAGAGGTACTGTCACCCCGCGAATTTACTGGCTTGGACAC